AAGACTTCCCTGCACTATGGCAACACGACACGCACACACCTATCGGGGTTCTACCTGTTATCGATATGTTCGAAGATGAAAAAGGTCTATTTGTTCACGGGATCTTGCCTCTTGAAGATACGTTTGTCTCAGGCCGCGTTAAACCACAAATGAAAGTCGGTTCAGTTCGCAAAATGTCAATAGGCTTCAATATCGTGGAAGCCACCGACGAGAAAGATAGCGACACAAACATGTGGATTCGCTTTATTAAAGAAGCCGACTTGATGGAAATCTCACTTGTAACTTTCCCATGCAATACAGAAGCAGACGTAACAGAAGTAAAAAATAACAAACAAGAGGTAAAGAAAATGTTCGATGAAGCAAAGACACTTGCAGACGTTGAAAAAGTTCTTGAATCAAAAGGATTTTCACAATCTGAGTCAAAACAGGCAATCAGTAAAATCTCTGAAATCAAAAAGTCTGAGCGAGACGCTAAAGACCAAAAGGATTTAGAGGAACAAGAACAGCGCGACGCTGCAGAGCTGAAGGAATGTTTGGGCGGATTGACAAAAAGTTTCGAAGATTATAACAAAAAACAAAAGGAGGCTTAAAATGCCGAAAGAAATTAAGGAACTCGTCGGGCAACTGACACATGATTTCGCTGAAATCACAAAAACATGGGATGAGCGTCATGAAGCTGAATCAAAGCTTGGCGTAGAACGTTCAGAGCTTATCGCAAAGAATGCCGAAATGGCTACTGATTTCATGAAGCAAATCAAAGATATTGAAATTGCTGTTGCAACAAATCGACAAACTGGCGAGGTTGAGACAAGCGAAGCGAAAAATCTTGATACTCTTAACCACACACTTAAGGCTTACGGAAAAGGTAAGGTTGAAGCTGATGAGTTTGCTGAAACTAAAGCTGCTTTCAATCACTTTATGGCTCATGGTAAAGACTCGCTATCTGATGCACAACGCAAGTCTCTAAACACTGTGATTGACCCACAGGGTGGATACTTCATGATGCCACAATGGGGATCAAAGGACAATGCAAAGAAATTTGACGAGTTCGGAGCTATTACACTTGTTGACCGCATCAACTCAAACAAGGGCACTTATAAAGATATCATCGACTGGGGTGACTACGAAGAGTCATACTATCAGAAAGAACTTGAAGAGAATGATTCAACTCAAGACGGCGAAGACTTCAAATTGTTCGAAGTTACTGTTCACGCTCAGAAGTACGGAAAGAAATTCTCTCGTGAATTCCTTGAAGACGACGCTGACGGCGTTCAAAACAAAGTTATGCAACGACTTCAGATGGGAATGGAACGCAAACGCGCTCTTGCACTGATTACAGGAATTGACCCTAAGAAGCCACGCGGTATTATGTCATATGCAAACGGTACAACTTACGGAACAGTTGAGCAGGTTGATTCTGTGAATGTTGGATCCGTTTCATGGGATGATGTTTTTGATGGTGTTCGTACTTCGCTTAAAGATGGCTACAAGAACAACGCTTCATACTTGATGAGCGACAGCACTTTTGCGGAACTGCTTATCTCTAAAGATGATGATGGTCGCTACCAGGTTGGTAACCAAATCAACTTCTTCAGCGGAGATCGTTTCTCAATCTCTATTCTTGGTAACAAAGTAACATTCGATGCCAACGTAGCAGAGGTTGCAGGAAATTCACTTTCAATTGCCTACGGAGACTTTGAAGAGGCTTACAAGCTGATTGAGCGTTCTGGTAACTCGATTGTTCGTAATGAAACTCACCCCGACTATGTTAAGCTTTGGCTTCGTAACCGCCACAACGGTGCTGTTATGAACTTCGATGCTTACAAGATCCTAAAGATCAAAAACGCATAATAAAACGGGGCTTTAATTAGCCCCTTAATTTAAGGAGAATTAAAATGGCTTATCAAGATATTTACAACAACTTGAAAGAATTTGTTGGACTTGCACCTGTTGCAATTGCCGGAGACGGAGCAGTAGTTAGTATTATTGTTGACACTCTAGGTTTTGAAGCTTACGAGTTTAATCTTGCACTTGGTGTTGTAACAACTGGTGATCTAACAATCACAAGTATTCAAGAGTCAGACGCAGCTAACATGGCTGGAGCTACAGACGTTCCTGCTGAACGCTTGTTCAATACACCTGTTACTCTTGACACTACAAATACCACTGACACGCTTGGTTTCCTTGCTGTTAAACGCTATGTGACTGCAACTGTTACTGGTGCTAATACGGCAGCAATGCTTGCTTCTGGTATGTTCATCCTTGGTGATGCTCAGAGCGCTAGCACTCGCGGTTAATTAATTTGGCGGGTTGAAATATACCCGCCTTATTCTTGGAGGTTTTAAGATGAATGTTAAAATGACACAACTTGGTAAGTTTTCACTTGATGGAATGCATGTTTCAAAATATCCTCAAGGTGAGATTCTTGGTGATGAAACACCAGATAAAGTAAAGGCTTATTTTTTGCTAATGAATCACGCTGTTGAAGTTCCGACTGAATCAAAGCCCGTTGAAAAGAAGATTGAGCAACCTGCTATTATTCCGACTGAAACAAAGATTATCAAACCTGAAGTGAAGAAAAACAAAGGCAAGAACAAGCAAAAATAATGCGAAGATATCAAAAAAACTGCTGCACGACTCAGAATCTCTATGAGGTTGTTACGCCTAATGCAAATTTAGCTGTGACACTCAACGAGGCTTATGCACATTGCCATTTGGATTTCTTGATGGGCGTTGACCCTATTCAAGGTGGTGTTGATCTTGTGCAAGACGCTTGGATGACAAACGCGATTAAAACTGCAATGAGTTGCTTTGAGGCGATTTCAAGCAGAACGTTAATGATTACAGCATTTCGTACTTACCACGATTGTTGGCAGCCTTGTTTTGAGCTTCGCAAGTCGCCACTCGTTGCTATTAGTAGCGTAAAATATAACGACACTGACAGCGTAGAGCAGACAGTTGACAGCGCTGATTATTATATTCAGAAAGATCCGGCGTATAGCTTAGTTCGTTTTGATTGTGAAACTTTTGATAGTCCGGCACTAAAAGCAAATCGACCGCAGCAGATTACAATTGATTTCACAGCAGGATACGCGACGACTGAAAGCGATGTGCCAGCGGATATAAAGAAAGCGATATTGCAGCAAGTGTGCTATATGAGCGCTAACCGTGGCGACTGTGCTTGTGGTGATGGTATGTCATCAGCTAAAGCGCCTGGTGCGATGGCAATTTATAAAAAATATAAAATTGAGGAAATTTGATATGAACAATACAGTTACAAAAGAAATAGTTGAGTCACGAATTGTAGAAAAGGAAGTGAAAACAGTTGAGCTCGTAGGCAAGAAGCACACACTTGTTGCTGTTAAGTTAAAGAACGGGTTTACTATTATAGAGACAACAACTTGCGTATCTTCTGAGAACTATTCTGAAGAGATTGGTGCTGAAATGTGCATGGAGAGGATCACTAATAAAATATGGATGCTTGAGGGTTATTTACTTCAAGAAAAACTTAGTGAGGTGCAATTATGAAAGTTTTAAGAAATTTTAAGGGTCACATTAAGGGTCAAGCGTTCAAGACTGAAGGTGTTTCAGAAGCGACTATTAAGTTGATGGTTAAGCGCGGATTTATTAAGGCTGATGAAAAAGCTGTAGATGTAACTGAAAAGATTGAAGTAAAAACTAAGACTAAAAAGGCGGTTGAATAATGAATTTCGGAAAAGCTATTGAAGCATTGAAGGAAGGCAAGAAGGTTGCTCGTAATGGTTGGAATGGCAGAGGTATGTTTTTGCAGCTTCAAGTTCCTGATGAAAATTCTAAAATGACTTTTCCATATCCGTATTTCACGATTCCTAATTGCGAAGAAGGTACAAGAGTTATTCCATATGCTTCGACAATTGTAGATATAATGTCTGAAGATTGGGAGATAGTATAGTGAAATATTCAAAAGATAAAGGGATTTAAAATGAGCACTGACACATATAAGGAATTCGGTATCTAATGGCCTGCAAAACCATATCAAAGAAAGCTGACAGAACCTGCGCGGGAAAGCGGGATAAGAAAGTTGCTGTATTCAGTCGCGATATAAAGCCTGCTGATATTTCTTTTAAGATGGATTTAACGGCGCAGTTCAGCATATGGTGTATGAGTAAAACTGTGCGCGGTACAGAAAGATTTGACGGGACTAATACAAATCGTTCACCGGACACAACATGGTTTTACACGGCGTTCGGGGTGAAGATTGAGAAGAAGCAAATTCTATCTATCAATGGCAAGTATTTTGAAGTAGATAGAACTGAGAACATAAATGAAGAGAATAAAACTCTTGCAATAGTTTGCGTTGAATTGGGTAATATAACAGAAAGCGACGGTATAACGGAGTTGAAAACTTCAAAGAGGAAATAAATGTCAATTAGGCGTAATTTCACGATTATCAACGGGAATATACCGACTGGCATGTGGAGAGAATTATCGGGAGTAAATGAACGAACTGGAATTTTAAACGGTACTAAGGCGATAGGGCAAAAGCTTGTAATAGCTTGTATAACGGGAATAAGTCAATCGCCTAAAAATGGAAAACAGTACTACCATAAAAAAATAGGTAAAACAAGAGCGTCACAAGCCGGAGCGTATCCGGCTAATCAAAGCGGGGATTTACGGAACTCTGTGAAATTTCGGTTACATGGTCTTAATTTGATGAAGTTTGGAGCTGAAGCTGAACATGCTAAATTCCTCCAACAGTCTGCAACTCCAGACGGTTCACCACGGGCAGGCACCGGAAAAATAGCAGAGCGTCCTTTGTTAACATTAGCGCATAATAGCGAAAAAAAGAACTTCATAAAATATATGAGAAATGAAATAGAGAGCGAAGTATAATGAGACTTATCGAAATAGAACAACAATTAAGGCAGTTTTTGCCATTGCATACCGATCGTTTTAACGATTGGATTGATGCAACGTTTTCTGTTGTCGGCAATGTTGCGACTGTTGTTACTTCTACACCTCATGGCCTTTCTGTTGATAGCTATGTCAATGTTACCGATGTTGTATTTCGCAATCCTCTAATCAACTTGAAATCTGTGAATGGTACAGGGTCGGCATCATCAGCAATTCAAAATGATTTAACAAACGGATTTCAAAACAGCATCGAGATTCAAGGAGCGACTGAAGCTGTACTTAATAATGTTTTTTCTATATTTAAATCACACGACAGAAATCAATTTACTTTCAATGTTGAGCCATTTGATACAACTACAGGTACGGGCTCCCCTGTGCTACTTGAGCCAAACCTTGAGCGTTATACAGGAATGTTTCAAGTTGATTCAATCGTTGACGAGACAACCTATACGATTGCTATAGTTGGAGAGGCTGACTTTACATCTGATTGCCGGAGCGCAAACGAGAACTCGAGAATAGCTGTTGCGTTCAATGATCAACAAGCTTTGAGTTATTACACAGCTCAAAAAGTCGGTGATTACTGGGCTTTTGTTTTACCTAGTGGGACACTAGTTTCAAAGCAACGAGAAGGGAATCATGATTTTGATTACATAAATAAAGATGGTGAATATACTCAAGATATGTTGAGGTCATTTTCAATCCTTGTTTTAGGTAAGGTGAATAACGAAAATTCATGTGCTGAGATAATGGATGAATGTTTTGTTGACATTTCTGATGCTTTGAGAAAGTCACTGATAAATTACAATCCAATACAAGTGACATCACAAAAAACATCAGCAATTGCATATGGCGGAGATGTAAATATCCATTACGATAACGCTATTTACGGTCATTTATATGAATTTTCTTGCTCTGTTGAGTTAAAGAACAAAGACGGATTCAACCCACAAAGCGCCGCTGTTAGACGAGTAATTACAGATTATAAAGACAATGCAACAAATAATAAATTAACAATCGCTAAAGATACAATAGAATTTAAGGAGAGTTAAAAATGGCTGAAGAAATTTCATTCCCTTACGTAAATGCACCTTTGATACCTGCCGAGCCAACACGGGCGGTAAATCCAAAGGTTACGACATTTATCGGACAAATGATTACAGGTGGTACAGCTACGCCGGGCGAAGTAATCGAAGACATTGACAACAATGCTGAAGATGCGCTGTTTACAGCTGGTTCACAGCTTGCTGAGATGATTCGCAATTTTCGCAAGACGAACACAGTTTCACAGATTAATGCTATCGCTCTTGACGATGGTGCAGGTACAGAATCTGAAGGAGTTGTTACATTTGCAGGAACAACAGCAACAGAGAACGGAACAATCTTTGTTTATGCCGGAGATAAAGACAGCGAGCACAAAGCAAGTGTTGGCGTTGCTATTGATGATACACCTGATGATGTTGGTGCGGCACTTGAAGCAGCTATCACAGCATTGACAAGAACACCTGTCACTGCTGCAAATGCTTCTGGTGTGGTTACACTGACAGCGAAGAATAAAGGAACAGTCGGAAATGGTATGAACTTGATTGTTGAAGGTTCTGTTGCCGGAATAACAATTGCTCTTACCGCTTTCACTGGCGGGGCTACTGATCCTGTTA